CGCATCCGCTCGCCGCGATCGACCCGCTCAAGCCCGGCACGCCCATCGCCGCGCAGCTCGACAAGTTTGTGAAGAGCAACGTGTCGCGCGTAGGCACCATGACCGACGACGTCTACTCGCAAGCGCAAGACACCGTGCGCAAGGGGCTCGAGAAGGGGCTACGACCCGAAGCGCTCGCGTCAAAGCTGCTCAACGAGGCGAAGGGCATAAGCCAGAATCAAGCGACGATCATCGCGAACGATGCCGTCGGCAAGTTTCACGGCGCGCAAACGATGCTTCGGCAACAGTCGCTCGGCATCACGCATTACAGATGGCGCACCGTGCAGGATCTCAAGGTCCGCCCGGGTCACAGAGCGCTCGAAGGAACAACGCAATCGTGGGCCGAGCCGCCAGTCACGAACCCGAAGACGGGCAAGCGCGCGCATCCCGGATTCGACACAAATTACTATGCGTGTCGCTGCTCGGCGAAGCCCATCATCGACGAAGCTACGATCAAGCCGCCGGCCGATAGTCCATTCGCGCGCAAGCCGGACGCGCCGCCGATACAGTTGCCGCTGCCGGGCACACCGCCGCCGACCTATCCGCAAAAGTTCCCGGTGCGCACGGAGCGCCCGAAGGCGAAGAAGCCGCCGAAGCCGAAGAAGCTACCAACGCCGACAGCGCCGCCGCCGGCCGCGCCGCTCGCGCCGCCGCCGCCGCCGCCGGCAGCTGCACCGGCACCGAAGCCGGCGCCGAAGCCGAAGCCCGCACCGAAGCCGAAGAAGCTACCAGCGACGCCGGCCGCGACGCCGAGCGCGCCCGTGCTCACGTTCCCGGCGCCGCCGGCAGCTGCACCGAAGCCGGCGCCCGCACCGAAGCCGGCGCCGAAGCCGAAGCGCACGCCCAAGCCGAAGCCCGTGCCGCCGCCGTCGGTCGCGCCGGCCGCTGCGCCGCTCACCATTCCAGGCAACCCGCGGCCGGTGTACGACAACGCTGTGAAGCGCATCATCGATCGCGTGACTAGGGGCCGACCTCGCAAACCGCTGCAGCACTACGCCATGTCTGCCGACATGCCGATCAAATCGGCCGACGTCGTGAAAGCTGTCGCCGGCGACGCAGACGCAGCCGAAGCCGGCACATGGACTCGCCGATGGGGCGGCTCTTCGACGCCGGCCGGAGCGAAGAGCATCGCCGACAACATCACCACGCCGGGCACGTGGCAGAACACGCTGTATCAGTCGACGCAAGCGCTGCTACGCGAGCACTTGCCAGACTTGCAGGCTCGCGGCGCTATCGACGCCGACGGCTATTTTACACTGTTTCGCGGCATCGACGGACAGCAAGCGCGCGACGCCGATGCCGCGCTGCGCGCGAGCGGCGAAGGCCCAGTGCACTTGCGCGTACGTGCTGTGTCGTCTTGGTCGGCATCGCACGAGCTCGCGCGCCGCCGCTTCGCCGGCTTCGACGGCGTCGTGCTCGAGCAACGCGTGCACTACACGCGCGTTATCAGCGCCCACTACTGGGAGCCGTGGATCAGCGACGAAATCGAGTTTGCGCTGGTGTCGCCCGAAGAAGACTTTGTCGTCATCCGTGCGAACGAGAAGAAGCCAGACCCGTACAGCGGCGCTCGCTAGGTCGGTTTCGTGATCGGCGGGTCCTGCAAGAGCGGGTCGGCGCCGAGCGCTTCGAAGAGTACAGCCCACTCCTCGAAGCTTCCCTGCCATCCGCGCGCGCGAAGCCGCTCGAGCCGTATGGTCTGTGTCCAGTTTTCGCCGGCATCGCTGAACGGGATAACAGGCAAGCCGTCTTTCGGGTCAATGTGTACCATCGCCCAAGTGTGCCACGGGCAGCCGTGGCGCACTCTGGCCGTCACTGGTAGCCCGCGGGACCCATCGCCGAGCGGTACGTGACCCGCGTGTAACGCAGCCCGCCGGGACCTATGGCGCGCGCATCGAGCTCGCGCACGCAGCCGCACCGCTTGCAGGCTTCGACCACCACGCCGCCGCCGAGCGCCGGCAACCATGCGTGCGCGCCGAAGCCGGGGCATAGCGGCTCGAGCGGCGACAGCTCGACGTATGCCGCGCCGGCTTCGCCGCTCGTCTCACACACGACCGACACTTCGAGCAACCGCGTCGAGCTGCTTCGCGCGCGTTGCGTGTCGACGTCGACGCGCGCCAGCGCTTGCGCAAGCGCGAGCTCGGCAGTTGCACTCTCGACCGCTGTATACGGGGTTGCGTCCTCTGACACGATCCATGTCGCCATTGCCTAACATCCTCCTGTGTACTGCAAGCTATAGCGCCCGAGCTCTAGCGCGGTCAACAGAACGCAAGCGCTCGAAGGCGTGTGGATAACCTGTGTGTAAACTGTGGATAAGTGCACCGGTGCTTCGATGCTCTGGTCGACTGGTGCATCGGTCCATCGAGACGCCGACCGACCGCTCGAGCTCGAAAACCGAGACCGCCGAACCCTCTCGCCTTGCGCCCGCAAGGTTGCGCCGCACGCCCCACGACGTGAAGCTCGAGCTCGGCAGCCCCGGGCTAGCAAGTTACCTGCTAGCCCGGGGCTTTGGGCGACCGACCGCTCGCCATTCGCGCCCGGGGGTGCGGATCGCCCGGGGGTATCTGGCGCCCGGGGGCACGGTTTACCCGGGGGTATGCGGCGCCCGGGGGTGCGGATCGCCCGGTGCACCGGTGCACTGGCCCACCGATGCACCGGTGCACTTGACAACCGCTGAGCGTGCCAATACGCGTCCGCGTGACAGTCACGCGCTACGACGCAGCCCGGCTCGGCAACACGAAGAAGACTTCGCAAGGCTTCTTACGGGCGCCAGCGCGCGTCACCCGCACCGGCGTGCTCACGTACCACCGAGCCGACGGAACGGTCGTGCGCGAGCTCAGGCGACCCGACAGCGTCTTCGCGGCCGACTCGCTCGCGACGCTCGCCGATGCGCCCGTAACTGACCTTCATCCGCGCGACATGCTGTCGCCGAGCAACGCGAAGCAGCTCGCGGTCGGCCATGTGTCCGGCGCATCCGCTCGAGCCGACGCCGGCCGCTTCGTCGAAGCCCAGCTCGTGATCACCGACGCCGCGATGATAGCGGCCATCGAAGCCGGCAACCGGAGCGAAGTTAGTTGCGGCTACACGTGCGACTTGCTGCACGGCGCCGGCGTCTTCAACGGCGAGCACTACGACGCCGAGCAAAAAAACATTGTCTACAACCACGTAGGCATCGGGCCGCGCAATTGGGGCCGCGCCGGCGCCGAAGTCGCGCTGCGACTCGACAGCAAGACGCCCGACGACTTTGCGCTCGGCGAAGGTGCCGCGCGAGCAGTGCTCACGGACGAGCCGAAGAGGGACAACATGGATCTAGTCACGGTACGCATCGACGGTATCGAAGCGCAGGTCTCACCGACGACCGCGCAGATACTACAACGCACACTCGACGCCCGCGACGCATCCGTACGCGACGCCGCTTCGAAGCTGACAGACTTGCAGAAGCGCTTCGACGCGCAGCAGGCCGAGCTCGACGCGACGAAGACGCAGCTCGTGCAAGCCGCCGACCCGAAGCGCTTCGACACGGCGCTGCGCGAGCGGCTCGAGCTGCTCGACCGCGCACGCCCGGTGCTCGGCCGCGACTTCAAGCTCGACGCCAAGACGCCGCGCGAGATCAAAGAAGCGGCGCTCGAGAAGATGAAAGCCGGCGGCAAGCTGTCGGAACGCTCCGACAGCTACGTCGACGCGCTCTTCGACCTCACGGTCGACAAGTGGCTCGCCGACAACAAGGTCAATAACCCGCGCAGCACCGACCAGACGCCGCACCACGACGGCGGCAACGGCCCAGACGTCGACGTGCACGCGATCCTCGACGGTCGCCGCACCGACGGCACGCAGCCGCAGAAGCGCGAATACACGTCGCCGGCATGGCGCTCGAAGCTCGCGAGCTCGCGCACCGAGTAGGCCGACCACACCGACCACTCAGAAAGGGACACAAGCAACATGCAACTGTCATATCCGGCGAACCCTGTAATCGGCGTGCACGGGCAACGCATCGAAAACTGGCCCAGCGCCATTGCGACCGGCATCGCACAAGCGGCGATCGTGCAAGTCGGCTGCGTCGTCATCTTCGACGCGACAGCAGGCTACGACCCGCACGCCATCAAGGCGCCCGCGCTCACAACCGACGTGACCACGTTGCTCGGCGTCGCCGGCATCACACTCTGGGACCCGACCTATCCCGAGCCGCCGTATCGGGTCGGCGCGTTCGTGCCAGTCATGAGGAAGGGCCGCATCGCGATCGCCGCTGAGACCGCGCTTGCAGCGCACACGAACCCCTTCGTGCGCTTCACTGTCGGCGCTGTCGGCACGCTGCTCGGCGCGCTGCGCGCAGACGCAGACACGGGCAAGGCCGTCGCCGCGCCATATCTAACCGTCGTCACCGGTGCCGCTGCCGGCGGCGTCGCAGTCGTAGAAATCAACCTGTAACCCGCCACTGCGCCGCACGCTGAAAGTCAACGACAATGCTAGGTCAACACATCCTCGATCGGCTCGACTCTCACGCGCTCGAAGAGCAGCTCGCGCAGCTCGGCAAGCGTCTCGACTCGACCCAGTTTGCAAACGTCGTGCGCGCCATCGCACACACGCGCGCGAGCATTCACGGCATCGAACGACTCGACGCCAACGAAACCGCGCTCTTCGGCCGAGACTTGGAGTTTATCTCGTCTCGCTTGCGCGAAGCCCACAAGCCCGCGCTCAAGTGGCGCCAGTTCGTGCCAGTCAGCAGCGAAGCGCCGCCGGGCGCTGAGACTTGGTCCTATCGCATGTGGGACTCGACCGGCATGGCCGAGATTGTCGCGAATTTCGCAGACGATATTCGCCGCGTCGCAGTGATGGCGAAAAAGCAGAGCTACGACATAGCGTCGTATGCGCTCGGCTACGACTATTCAGTGCTCGACATCGAACGCGCGAGCGTCGCCGGCGTCGACTACCAGAACAAGGAAGCCGAAGCCGTGCGCATCGGCTTCGAGCAACGGCTCGAGAAGATCGCTTCGGTCGGCCAGCCCGGCACGTCAATCAAGGGGCTCGTCAATCACCCTAACGTCCCGACGATCGCCGCTTCGAACGTGGGCGGAACGACGGCATGGGGCAGCGGCACGAAGACGCCCGACGACGTTTTGAAGGACATGATTGCAGCCGAAGACAGCATCTTGACGGCGACTAACAGTGTCGAGTCGCCCGACACGCTACTGCTACCGCTCACTAAATACCGGTACATCCAGAACACGCCCGTCTACACCGGCGCCGGCAGCAACCCCGAAGACACCATCTTGCGCGTGTATCTCGCGCGTACATCGTTCGTGACTAACGTCGACTGGTGGCTGCCGCTCGGCACGGCCGACGCCGCTGGCACCGGACCTCGCGGCATCTGGTATCGCCGAGACCCGCGGTACGTGCACTTCGAGCTCACCATGCCGCCGCGCGAGCTGCCGCCGCAAGCGAAGAATCTCGCGCTCTCGGTCGAGAGCTGGGCGCGCGCCGGCGGCGTCGCTTGGGAGTATCCACTCAGCGCCGTCTACATGGACGGCATCTAACCGGACGCCATCTCACCGGACGCCATACGGCCCACGCAGGAAGGGACCCCGATCACCATGCCAACGAACTACACCGGACCAGCGCCGACGCCAACAGCGACCGGCGAAGCGACCGTAACCAACCTGACAGCCCGTATCCTCTGGGTGCAGAGCATCGGCAAACTGATTCAGTTTCCGCCGCTCGAGACCGTTATCGTCGCGCCCGAAGACGTCGAGCAAGTCGGCTATGCGCTCGTCGGCGTCTTCGCACCGTACGTCGCCGACGGCACCATCACATACACACTGCCGGAGCCGCCGCCGCCGGAAGCCGACCCGAACAGCACGGAATGCCCGCCGGCGACCACTCCGACCGCGCCAACGCCGACGCAGCCGATCGCCGGGCAACTGCCGGCCGAGCCGACTACGCCGCCGACAGCGGCGCTCAAGCCGGGGCTCAAGGGCTCGAGCAAGTAACCGCACCATGGCCGTCACCGTCGAGCAAATCTTCGATGAGTTTCCCGAGTTCGCGCGATGCGCGTTCTCGCTCGTCAAGGCCAAGCTCGACGACGCCGACGCCATGACCGCGGCCACGTACGCCGGCGCAACGCCCATCCCGAAGCCCGACGGCCTAACGCCGCCGGGCACTGTGCTTGTCGACACCGCGCGCGACATGCGCGTGAAGTATCTGTGCGCTGAGCTGCTCGTGCTCACGCCGGC